AGAAATCCAAAGCCTTTTGCGAAACGCTCACACCGTCTGAAGTCTCGGGGTTGTCCGGACTATCTTTCAAGTTCGGTACGAGCCTTGACTTGCAGTTGTGGTGAAGCGGCGGCGTGTAAGTATCCAAATCTGGATCGCCTACAGCAAACGTAGTTCCCGCAAGTTCGGTGCAGATCTCGCTCACTGGATCTTCGTTGGTGAATGTGAAGCTTTCAATGCCGTCTAAAACTTCGGGTTGAAAGAAAGTGTCTAGCGTTGCTTGCTGAGTTACGTGCGCAATCGCATCGCCTGCAGCTGTGTCGATACTCATTCCGCCAGCTGTAGATCCCTCAATCATCGGATCGACTTTGTTGTCCACGTCAAAAAGAATTGCGTCGATATCGTCCGTGCTAGTTGCTGAGCTTGTAAACTGAAAGAACACAGACTTCTCGATATCCGCCGCCTGAGTTTCCGCCACAAGTGAGGCTTGAACGTCGATGAGCTTTCTAACTTTCGGTGGAAGCGCATTATAATATCCTTTACCTGCGGCAAGTTTTATCGTGTCTGCGTGCTCGTGAAGCTTTACTTGTTTCTTTGCCGCTGCGATTGCATCCGTTGCTGTCTTTGCAAGCTGCTCACGCAACGCCGCTTTGTATCCAATAAGTCCGGGAGTTTGGACACCTTTTGCAGCCAAAATTTTATCAGAGCCGCTAAGCGAAACATATTTTTTCCTTAGCACGTCTTTTAGGCCAGCGTAAAGATCAGCAAGCTGTGACTGCATTAGAGCTTTCAATGCAGCTTTGTTCTTATCAAAACGCGCCACATATTTTTTATCGGCGAGCATTAAGGTCAAAGCTTTTTCGCTAAAACTCTTTGGACCCTTATTGTCGTTTGAAGGGTCGTCGTCTCGCTGATTGATATTATACGGCTCAACTTTTCCAGTGACCGGATTGATCGCCGGGCTATTTGGCTTAGGATAGTTCGCAGCCGCTCCCGCCGGAATCTCAGGCAAAGAAACAGCGGTAGTCGGATCTGGTTTCGGCATATTGTATGCCTTGCGAATGAATTCTTTTAGCGGTTGATCCGGATCTATCGCACGAGCGTCAGATAAGAACTTGATCGTTTCGGCGAGTTCTTTTCCGGCTTTGTCTGAGATGCCCGTAACTTTAAGTTTTGGGTATCCGGATCTCTCACCGAAATTGAGCTTAATAAGGTTAGGAAATAGTGCACGATTAACGCCGTCGCATACGATATCAGCGTAACTTTGAATGCCTGTCGTGAAAAACTCCCCGAGGTTACTGCCAAGAGCGTAAGCGCCGCCAGCGCCGTGCATACCGAGAGCAAGAAAGTTAGCGACAAGAGAGTTTGCCATCTCAGTGTTTTCGAAAACCAAAAGTTCTTTAAGCTTGCTCGCATCGAATTCACCCTTCTGAATCTCTATCTTCCATCCATCGGGTACAGTGATATATGCGGTTTCGTGCGATGCGTAGCTTTGCAAAGTATTTTGAAACTCGCCAAATTCAGGAGTTCTTTCTTTACCCTTGGGCACCGTTCCGATTGGAGTTCCCACAGCGTATTTCTCAATGCCGATTGCGGCAAGCTTAAGATAAAGCTCTTTGCGCTTATAAGATCCAAGCATCGGGCGCAGTACTGAGATGCCCTCATAGTTGTCCCCTTCTTTCGAGTTTGTGAAGATCAAAAGAAACTCGCCGGGAATAAATTGGTTTCCGCCAAGGTCTGAGTACGTGTACTGATTCACGCCAAATAGTCGGCCAGTCTTTTGTTCAAGCTGCCAATTTTCAATAGTCTTTTGCGAGCGAAATGCAAGCGAAGCCAAACCGTTGAAGTCACCAAACTTAGGATGACCGAACACAACCTTGTGGACGATTTCAAATAGTGAAAATCCAAACGGGAGCACTGTAAGCGCTTCGTGTTTGAATGTATTGAAGTCGATCATTTCAAAAAGTGCAAGCTTGCAAAGATCTGCGTCTTTTACGCAATCAGGATTTTCGGGATCGTAAGGCTCAACGTCCCAGTTCGCTGCTTTGATGGGATTTGTGATAGCAGCCATGAGCATTGCGATTTGTGCTTCGCTTCTGCGCATCTCGTCCCACTTCTTTGCGCCGTTGCGCCCACGAAGTTCGGATAGATATTCTTCAGAGAAGTAACCGCCAAAGATCTGTGTTCCGGAATTACCGACTTGAGTCAGTGAAGTTCTAACGCCCGTTTTGAAAGCGCCGTCATCGTTATCGCCGGTGCCAGTCGTTGCGGATTCATCAACTGTGTTGCCACTTGGCGAGCTAGCATTTGCTCCCGCAGCGCTTGGGAAAGGTGTTCTAGCAAAAGGCAAAGTGCCCGTGTTCGGATTAACTGGCGTCTTTGCAAAATCAGGACGGGTATTTGGAGCAAGAGCATTATTATTGGGAGCATAGTTTTGACTCTGATTAGGCTGTGCGAGTTTGATTCGCTTTGTTTTCTTTTTCACCAATCTCTACCTTCCCCTAATCCGGCAGCAAATGGCTTAGCAAAGCCAGACGCTTGACTGTACTCATTTGTGAATCTTCCCACAGTCATTTCATCGTAACGCCCAAAGTTCGCAAGCGCCAGGCTATCCGCGTGGTCAGGCGACTTTCTTCCAGTGCGCTTCTTATAGTCGTCTTTCGACTCAATTGCCATTCGACCTTTAGAATCATAATGGTAAAGTATAGTCGGAAGTTCGTCCAGATAAACGTCGTCCGCCGGTAAGCAAAGGCCATCGGTAGCTTTCAAATCGTCTGACAGCAAGCGAAACATTCTTGCCTTAATGTTTACGAACTTCTCACGATCTTCGTCTTGCTCACAAGCGGCACCGAACTGAACGCCTCGCACTTCCGTATTACGGTACAGCGTGTCGTCTCGCTGCGCTTCCCGCAAAAGATCCACAACGCCGCCGCCCATTCCAGTCTCATCGACTACGATCACGTCGATCGGTCCGTTGTCTCGAGCCATCGCAATGATCTCACCCACTACTTGCGTCGTGTCTCGCTTGACCATTTGTTTTTGCGTAAGAAACTTTTTGCCGTGCAAAGCAGTAATGACAGTTGAATCCGAACCGAATCGGGCAACGTCCACACCAAGCGTCCGTCGATCGCCTTCGACTGGATAGTAAACTCTGAGTTGCGCGTCTTCAATAGATCCAAGAGGTATAAGAGTTCCGTCGGAATCTTTCGGAAACTCGCCGAGCACTTTCGACACGAACAAAGGATGCTCAATGCCCCACTTGCGAGGCAAGCCCATTGAAACGACCCATTTGAGAGTGAGTAAATAATCTTTGGTGACTTTGTAATCCCGCATTCGAGCATGTGCTTCCGAATCTGGCAGCGCTCTAACGATGTCGATTTCATTCCTTAAAGCTTCAAGGCTTGTGATTCCGTTTGCAATCAAATTGGGTGAATCGAAACACGATAGCTTTATCTTGTGCCAAGCTGGCGACGAGAAGCATTTGAAAAACTCTGAGTTACGTGACGTTGGGTTTCCGATCGCTACGAACTTCACCTTCGCAGAAGTTAGGATGCCTTCCGCCATTGTCCAGATCGGATGCGCAACGCCAGTAGCCTCATCGAACACGAGCAAGATATGCGGCGCGTGAAACCCCTGGAAGCTCGAGGTTGTTCCCTGGCCAGCTTCGCCGCTTAGTTCATTGCGCGGAGTAAAGCCGATAGCAAACCAATCGCCTTCCGGTGTGAGTTGCCACTCTGTGAGATTCATCTTGCCGCCGAGTGGGAACTTGCTTCGAGAGTAAGCTGCTCTGATTTCACTCCAAAGAATATTCTTAACTTGATTGAATGTGGGTGCCGTTGTGATGACCTTGCAGAATGGGAATACGCTCATGTACCAGAGCACGACTCGAGCTAGCGTCCAAGACTTGCCAACGTCGTGGCACGCGCTAATTGCAATTCGCTCGTGATCGGCGATAGCTTGCAAAATGCTAGATTGATATTCTTCTGTCGACTCGATGCCCAACACTTCTTTGAAGAAAGCATTTGGATTGCGTTGAAAGTAAATTAACTTTTCATTCTGTGGGTCGATCATGCGACCTTAGAAGCTATCGTCTTCACCCAGTCGTTGAAAGTCTGAAATGGGTTGTTGCCATCGGCGTCGGTGAGTTCCACCGACTTGCGACGTGCGTAGAGGTAATCGCAAGCTTTGCTTGCAGCCGCGATGCGCTCGCCGGTTTCGATGCGATCCACCAACACGGTTCCGTCCTGTGTTGCTACGCGCTTGTCTGCGCTGTCGTAGCCCAAAGCTTCCCAGTTGTTCGATGCGAAGTGTAAAAGTATTTCGAGCGGATTAACACCAAGACGTTGCGCGATGGCTTGCGCATCCGGCAATCGTGAAAGTCTCTTCGAAACTGATCCCGGTTTACGCCCGCCGGTTTTCGGGCCGCCTACTGCCCCCATAAGTCTACCTTTAGACTTAGACTACCTTAGCGTTTAGGTCAAGTCGTGGTCGTCCGCGCTTTCAACGTCCCCGGTATCAGCAAAGTAAAGCCGAACGTCTTCCGCTTCTGCGTGGCGTTCCAAATACTTTTCACCACGGTAGTGGCCTTCCTCTTGGATCTTTTGACGCT